GAGTAGTCGCCCACGCCCACCGGCGGGTCGCTGACGCTCATGGCGCTGCCGTCGTCGAGGGTGGCACGGAAGCTTGAGCCGTTGTCGCGGGTGGCGGTGACGTCGTTCCGGGTGAACTGGTCATCCTCCTGCGGCACCAGGCCCGTGAGCTGCGCCAGAGAGTAGTCGATGGTGACCGCCGGGGCCTGGCTGCACAGGCTGGCGTACGTGCGGTAGCCGAGGCCAAGCGCCTGGCGGGGCTCGAAGACCAGGCCCCGGTCGGCGTCCTCGCACGCCTGCAGCAGGTTCGGGATCGTGTCGATGGCCTGGGCGCCCATGAGGCCGGTGACGGCCGGGGCGCCCACGATGCGGCAGCCGGTCCCCTGCTCGCCGCACAGCCGCGCGAACCGGTCCCCCGCGGGCTCGCCCTGCCACGCGTTCAGCGGCTGCGCGAGGGCGAACAGGCTGACCCAGTCGCCCTGCACGCTGACGTGGCCCATGGCGACGGTGCCGCCGGTGGCGTTCGGGTTGACCTGCACCTGCCGCGCGTTGCCGACGCTGGTGCTGGCCAGCGTGCCGGAGAAGGTCGAGCCCGACGCCGCGCCCGGCTGCAGCGTGGTCACCGAGTACTGGACGTGGGAGCCGATCTGCTGCAGCTCCATCGACACCCACAGCAGCTGGTTATCCACCGCGAACGCCACCGTGCCCGTGCTGAACAGCGAGTTGCCCTGGCTGTCCCAGCCCGAGAGGGTCAGGGCGCCGCCGGTGTCGTAGATCAGGGTGAACTCCTGGATCGTGCCGGTGCACAGCACCCGGCAGATCCTGGTCTTGTCCGGCGGCGCCGACGTGGAGTGCATCAGGAACCGGCACACCATCGCCCCGTTGTTCGCGTACGCGGGCACCCGCCCGTACCAGCCCGAGCTCGACCACTGGGCAATCGCGGCCGAGCAGGCGAACGAGGAGTCGGAGGCGAACTGCGGCGACCCCTCGACCTCCATCGGCGGGCCGCCGAGCGCGCTGGCGATGCTGGTGGCCCCCGCCAGGTCCTCGGCTGGCCAGTACGCCACCGGCGCCAGCGTCCCGGCCTGGAACAGCGTGGCCCGCTTCAGCGGCGAGTCCAGCGGATCGTCCGCCTGGTTCAGCCGCCGCAGCAGGCCCCCGGCGGTGACCGGCGTCCACACGTCGGTGCCGGACTCGTCCCACTTGGTCGGCAGGCTGGACAGCTCGAGGTGGGCGCGGTACTTGCGGTCGGACAGCTCAGCCGCGCCGGACAGCGTCCAGGTGTTCCCCTGCGCGTCGGCGAAGCTGGGCACCCCGGCGGTCTGCGCGGAGAACACGGGGCCGGCGACCGCGGTCCCGGCGATGCCGTTCATCAGGGCGAACTCGTAGAACTTCCCGTTCGGGGCGAAGAAGACGGGGTTGTCCTGGTTGACGCCGCCGCTGCGGCCGACGCCCAGCTCGCCCGTCCCGGCGAAGATGGTGGTGCTGGTGCCGATGCCGAGCGTCGATCCGAGTTGCGCCCAGGTGCTGCCCGCCGCGCCGCCCGCGGGGCCGGTCCAGAACGTGATGGTGCCGGTGGACACATCCAGGGTGGCGCGCACCGACAGGCGCCCGGCCGGGACGGGCATCGTCGCGGTGGCCACGATCAGGCCGCCGATGGTGCCGTCGGAACTCCACCAGAACTCCAGGCACCCGTTGTCATCCAGGTTCAGCGCCCACGACCGGTTGCCGCCGCTGGTGGTCCACTTCGCGGCCAGGGTGCACGGCATCCAGTTGGTGAGCTGCATGTCGAGGCGCACGTCGAGGTTCCCGCTCACGTTCAGCGCCGTCGTGCTCGGCGTCGCCGCTTTGGTCGCGGTGTCGAGCTGGTTGTCCTCCATCCGCAGGTAGGTGCTGCCTTCGGGCACCGAAAAGCGGACGGCGGTGTTCCTGCCCAGCTGGCCGTAGTAGGGGCCGAGCGGGTTGCGGCTGGTGAAGCGGCCGTCGCGGTTGTTGAGCTGGAACGCGGCGCCGCTGGGGGTGGCCTGGGTGGACTCGTCCGGCCGGCCGCGGCTCACGGAGATCTTCTCGCTGCCGTCGCGCTGGTAGACGAAGGGGGTGATGTCCTGCCAGCCGTCGAGCAGCAGGCCGGCCTGCACGTCGAGGATCGCCTGCGGGAACGGCACCGGCGTGGGCGGCGGCACGAACGGCGAGCCGTAGACCGGGCCGTAGGTGGCGAAGTAGACGTCGGTCACTGGGACACCAGCTGCCAGCCCACCGTCGAGGCGTCGCCGGTCTGCGTGCTCGTGCCGCCCGGGATATAGCTCGTGATCGTGAACGACCCGGCGGTGCGGGCGCTGACCTGCGGGACGCCGATCGCCGTCGAGCCGTTCTTCGCCTCCGACGTCAGGTAGATCCGGCTGGACGAGGTCACCCACGCGTTCGAGACTGTGACGGTGCCCGACGACAGCACCGCCGAGCCGGTGCGGCCGATCACCGCCGAGGACGCGTAGCCGGTGAACCCGGCCGTGGACGGGCCGATCCGCAGCGCGCCCTGGACGCTCGCGGCGTCGCTGACCAGGTCGCCGCCGGAGGCGCACTGGATGGAGCCGCCGTCCCACGTGACCGACGTCGGCACGCCGGGCGTGGCGGTCTTGATGCCGATCGACGGGCAGCCGCCGCCGACGTCGACGGTGTACACGCGGATCGAGCAGCCGTGGCACTCCAGCTGGCTGACGCCCTGCACCGACACGCCCGCGAAGCTGGAGCCCGCGGTGCCGTCGCCGGTGAACGCGCAGCCGGTGCACTTGACCGGCATCAGGTAGGCGGTGCCCCCGCTGGAGGTGTTGATCAGGTTCAGGCCGTTCTCGGCATTCCGCTGGGTGGTGCAGTTCGCCATCGCGTTGTAGTCGTCGTACCCGTCGCTGCCGCCGGGGTGGTCGAAGGTGTAGCCGTTGGCGCACAGGTCGGCGCGGCAGTTCAGCAGCTGGTTGTTCCCGCCGGTCACGAACCAGCCGTCGCCGGTGTTGCCCTGGGCGTGGCAGTTGGTGAAGGACGCGTCGGTGAACTTGCCGAAGAACCCGGCGCCGGTGTTGCTCTGCGCCAGGCAGTAGTTGTAGTGCGGGCCGTCCGGCGCCGTGCCGGACCCGGAGTCGGGGTAGGCCGCGAACGCGTTCCCGCTGGCGTTCCACACCCCGACGCGCTCACACATTGAGGCGTTGACCGGCCCGTAGTAGGCGACCCCGTCGACCGCCGAGGCAGTGAAGCTGGAGCCGTCGATCCACAGGTCCCGCAGCCGGAACCCCTGCGTCTTGACCACGCCGGTGCCGGGGTCGCCGCAGATCCCCAGCACCACCGCCGTCGCGAAGCCGGAGAACGATGGGTTGGAGAACCCGCTCGTCACGCTGATCACCGTGCCGAGCAGGCTGCCGGCGTCGTCGCCGGACGGGGTCGCGCCGTGGACGCCGTGGATGTCCACGCCGTTGACCTGGGCGACGATGGGCTTCTTGACCCAGAAGCGGCCGGGGCCCAGCCGCAGCGGGCAGCCGAGGTTGATCAGGCCCTGCATGTTCGCGACGTCGACGGTGCCGGTGGTGTCCCCGGAGGGGATCAGGCCGGCCACCCAGTCGCCCGCCGCGAACGCCGTGAGCCACGCCCCGACCGCGGTCACGTTGGTGGCGTCAGAGGCGCCGATGGTGCCGACGGACGACGCCAGCACGCCGGTGATCAGCGACAGCATGTCCGCGACGTTGTTGTTGTCCACCGCCGGGGCCGGGTCGCCGTCCGCGCGGTTGTTCGGCGGGATGACGCGGCTCACCGGAACACCACCTTGCGCTGCACGATGCCGGGGCTGCCGCCGCGGACCCGGATGCCGTTGGCGAGCTGGGTGAAGAACTCCCCGGACAGGGCGCTGCCGTTCGCGTGGAACTCGATGACGATCTGGCCGCCCCCGGCGCCGCTGCGGCCGCCGAACCTCGCACCGCCGAACCTCGCACCGCCGGCCATCGCCCCCGCGGCCGCGGACACGTCCCCCATCCCGGCCGTCATGCCCGAGGCGAGCATCCGGGCGATGGCGCGGCCCGCCCGGTCCGGCGCCCCGGACCCCGACAGCGGCCCCTTCTTCGCCGGGGAGAACGGCAGGAAGTTCCTGATCTCCCCCACGACGCTCCCGATCGCGTGGCCCACCGACCCGATCATCGAGGTGATGCCGTCGATCAGGCCCTGGATGACGTTCTTCCCGGCGTCGAACAGCAGGCTGCCGAGGCTGCCGACCGCCGACAGGATCCGGCCCGGCAGGCTTTTGAACCACGCGACCGCCCGGCCGATGAAACCGCCGATATCGGATACCCACCGGCCGAGCGTGACGGTGAAGAAGTTCACGATCGCGTTCCACACCGCCGCGGTCACATTCGCGATCTGGTGCCAGTGGGTGATAATGAGCGCCGCCGCCGCCCCGATCGGCCCGCCGAGGATCGACAGCAGCAGCGGCCAGTGCGCCTTGACCCAGTTGATCACGTCAGCGATCACCGAGCGGAGCTTCGCGAACACGCTCTTGGCCACGCTGGCGATGGTGTGCCAGTGCTTGACGACCTCGACAATCGCCACGATCAGGGCGGCGATGCCGACGACGATCAGGCCGATGGGGTTGGCGGTCATGACCGCGTTGAGGACGGCCTGCGCGATGCTCCACGCCTTGATGGCGCCGACGACGGCCAGGACCGCCGGCACCAGCACGGGAAACTTCGTCACCAGCCGGGCCACCGCGTTCGCGACGTCGGCGAGCACCTGGGCGACGCCCGACGCCAGCACCGCCGCGAACTGGGTCACCAGCGTGATCACCTGCGGCAGCACCGGCACCAGCGACCGCACCAGGGCGTTGATCAGCCGCGCGAGCGGCTTGGCGAGCTTCTCCAGCGAGTCCTCCAGGATGCCGAAGACGCCGGCGTTCTCCATCGCGTCAAACACCTGGCCCATGGCCCTGGCCAGGATCCCGAACGACGGGGCGATGCCCTTGACCAGGGCCGCCACGGCGGTCAGCGCGCCGGACAGGGACTGCAGCACCGCGCCCGCGAGCTCGCCGAGCACCTTGCCCACGGTCAGCAGGGCGGGCATCAGCGCCTTGAGCGCCTGCCCGAACCCCTTCAGCACCGGCCCCAGCGCCTGCGCCAGCGACGCGGCCAGCTTCCCGATCACCGGGAACAAGCCGTTGACCACCGATGCGAGCATGCGCAGCACCCCGGCGCTGGCCTGGATGGCGGGGGCGAACGCGGAGAACATGCCGCCCAGGTCGCGGCCGAGGCCGGCCAGCAGCGACGCCAGCGCCCGCACCGCGGGCTGCGCCGCCTTCATCAGCGCGATAAAACCGGGCAGGATGCCGCCGACGAGCCCCTCCAGGCCGTACACCAGCGGCTGCACCATCGGCGCGAGCGCGGCGAAGACCGCCTTGACCTGGCCGCCGATCTGGTGCACGAAGGAGCCGAACTGCCCGAACGCCGACCGCAGCGGCCCGATCAGCGGCGTCACGGCCTGTTTCATGACCGACTGAAGGCCGTGCATCATCGAGGTGAACTGCGCGTACAGCGGCCCCTGCGCCTGCTTGGAGCCGATCAGCAGCTTCGCCCCGAGCGCGATACCGGCCGCGGCGCCGATCGCGCCGGTGAGCGCGGGCAGCGCGGCGAGGCCGCTGGCGATGCCGGTGGTGATCAACTGGAACTTGCTTGGCTTCAGCCAGGAGGCGAACCGGGAGAAGAACGACTTGCCCGCGTTGTTCCCGCTGACGCCGGAGTCGGTGGCGACCTGCCTGACCTCGGTATCGACGTGCTTCATCGCGTCATCGACCCCGGTGGCGGCTTCGTCGGCGGCGGGGGTGAGCTTGCCGAACGCAGCCTCGATCGCGTGCAGCTGCGCCTCGGCCCGCACCGCCCCCTGCATGCTGATCTTCGGGTTGGCGGTGCGCTTGTTCAGGTCCAGCAGCTGGGCGGTCAGCTTGTCCAGCTTCGCCGCGCCCTCGGCGGTGTCGACGTCCGCCCGGGCGGTCTCCACCTCGCTGCCGAGCTCTTTGAGCTTCGCCTGGAGGGCGGTGACGTCAGGCTTGGCATCATCGCGGGACTTCACCAAGATCTCTACGACATTTCCGGCCACCCTGCGTCACCTCCTTCCTCCTCGCCGGGCCGGCCGAGCGCCAGCACGCTGTACATCCGCAGGTAGCGGGCGTCCTCGGCCAGCGCCACCGACGGCGGGCACGACCACCGGCGGCACAGCATGTCGAGGGCCTCCGCCCTGGCTAGCTCTGCAGGTTTCGTGACGCGGCCGCCAGACCCGCTGGTACCTCCGGGGAGGTCTCGCCAGAGCTGGAGCCGTCTTGCAAAGGGGGCGGCGCCTGGGACATCTCGGTGATCCAGGCGTTGATGATGAACTGCACGAACGGGAACTCCTGCGTCAGCAGGCCCTCGTACGTCGGCGGGACCGGCTCCTCCTTGCGGGTGACGTTCCAGTCCTCCAGCACGCCCCCGAATCGCTCCAGCAGCACCCGGACGGCCTTGATGTCGATGGCGTCCTCGGCGTCGTCGGCCATTTCGACGAACTCCATCAGTTCGCCGAGCGTCACCGCGGCGGTGGTGACCTTCAGCCCCTTGTGCTTGGTCTGGGAGAAGTCCAGCCGGTAAAGCGTCCGCTCTGGCTCGTAGCCGGCCATCAGGAGTTCGTCCAGATGGGCACCGTGCCGTCGGCCAGTGCGCCGGGGGCCTCCCAGGTGAGCTCGCCGCTGGCCGGCCGGGAGACGGAGTAGTCGCTGTACAGCGCCTCGAACGCAAGGAACGGGTGCGCATTGGCGGTCGGCACGATGTTCGTGGTCCTGTTCACGCTGGTGGACGGCACGGTCGAGAACACCGCGTGGGACATGTTCGCGGCCGGGTTGAAGACACCCTTCGGCGAGAAGCTGACGTCGGCCAGCAGCAGCAGCCGCTCGTGCGCCGACTTGTCCGCGCCGGTGACGTCCTGCACACCGCGTGGCGTGCTGAACGAGAACTCGGTGATGTCGTTGGTGACGATCTGCGGTGTGCCCGAGGCGTCGTCCACCGTGATGGTCGCGCCCAGACCCGAGGTCTTGGCCATGGTCACCCTTTCCTGATCTGCTCGGTGAGCCGGTCCTGGTGCTCGCCGAAGTCGTCCGCCCAGTCGCGGCCGTTGCTGTGCCGCCGGATCAGCCCGAGGTCCGCGCGCCAGTCGCCGCCGCGGACGCTGTACCGGATGGGGCGGGTGCGGTGCTCGGCGAAACACCGCTGCCGGGGCTCGAACCGGAACACCGTCAGGCCGCCCTCGGTGCGCTGCTCACGGAAGGTGCGGCCGCACTCCTGCCGGATGTAGGCGGCCTGCGCGTGGCCGAGCGGGGTGGCCTCGTCGACGACGGTGTCCCACCCGTACCGCCACGCCTCGCAGCCGGCCTGCTCGCACGCGGTCACCACGGCCAGGTCCGCGGGCATCGACATGGTGTAGGTCTTGTACGCGCCCACCGGCATCGCCGGGTCGAAGCGGGCCGGCTCCTGGCGGAACACCTAGAACACCTGCCCAGCGGCCTTGTTGCGCACGAACACCACGGAGAACACGGCGTTGGTGAAGGTGCCGGTCGTGGTGACCTTCACGAACTCGTCAATGGTCGTGATGTTGCTCACGGCGATCCGCTGCCAGGCCGGGGCGGCGGTGACCGCGGTGAACGCGAGCACGTCGGCGTAGGAGCCGCCGGAGGTGGTGGCGTGCTGGACGGCGACGGTCACGCTCGTGCCGGCGAAGCCGGTCACCTGGAGGTAGGCCTGCCCGCCAAAGGCCGTGGCCCCGCCGTCGTCGGTCACCGGGCCGGCCGTCGCGGTGGTGTCGGTTCGCAGCCCGGCGGTCAGCTGCTCGCCCCACTCCAGCCCGCACCCGTTCGCGTCGAACTGCGTCTTCAGCGTCAGCGAGCCGTCCGCGCCGCGGGTGGGGTCGTAGCCGATCTGCTTCGCCACGCAGCACGCCGCCGGGGAGCCCAGCGCCGTCCCGCGCAGGTAGCACGCCAGCGCGTCCGCAGTCGGCAGCGCGCCGAGCACCGGGTGGGCGTTCGCCGCGTCGAAGAACACCGTCGCGCCCATGCCGCCGTCGCGCAGCAGCCCCCGCCGCTCGTGCGCGGACTGGGTGATGTCGGTGAAGTCGCCCAGGTTCGGGCCGCCGTGGACGTTGTCGAGGGCCTGGATGTCGCCGGAGATGTCGAACCCGGCGACCAGGAGCCGGTCGCCGAGCCCCGATTGCTTTGCCATCTACGCCACCGCCTGCGGGAACGCGTCGTTGATGATCAGGTTGAAGCTGACCAGCCGGGTGCGGAACTCCTTGCCCTGCTGGTTCAGCCACCGCGGGTCGTACGTGGCGCCGAGCACGTCGATCTCGCGGACCAGCCCGTCCGGTGCGCCGAAGCCGGTCAGGTCGATGTCGAGGGCGTAGGACGCCACGAGCTTCACCGCCGCGGCGGTCAGCGGCGGGTCGATGTTCGCAAGGGGCCGCTCGGTCCACGGCTTCATCAGCCGGGCCTGCCAGCCCCACTTCACCGACGTGGCCGCCAGCCCGGACGGCGCCGGGCCGATCACGCCTTCGATGAAGACGGCAGAGACGCCCTTGCCGGGGGCGTTCTCCGGCTCGTGATCCTCGATACGGTCGAA